TCCGCGAGTTACGTTTGAGGCGCGACGCGGCAACCGCGTCACGTTGTTGCAGGGTAGGACCAGGCTTTAGAGAGCGGGCCAAGGCGGAGGCCGCGCGAGTGGCCTTGATGTCGCTATACCGAGCCGGGTCGGTGAAGGCGAGTGCTTTGAGCGTGGCGCGAGGCGTAGGGACCAAGACGCCGGGCGCGACGTTAATGCGGTCGTCATGAGGGACCTCATGAGAGGCGAGAACGCCGAGACCGTGACTTGCACGGAGGAACGGCGCGACTTTTTTGTCGTAGGCAGCGGGGTCGTAATTTTTTCCTTGGATGTAGCGGGCAACGTAAGCGGAGGAGGCAGCAGTGACCATGCCGATATTTACATGGCCATGGGTCCACTTGTTTTCAAGTAGCGCAGAGCGATACAGCGGGTTGCCCTTGTTGTGCTTATAAAAGACCAGGTCTTCAGGAAGCAGGCCGAACAGGATAGCGTGGTAATGAGGACGACCGTTTTGATCGCCGTATTCGCCACAGGCGAGATATTTGAGCGTGGGGAGCGCGGGGCCGAAGTAGGTATCGGCCACCCATTTGCGAAGGCGCTTCCAGAAGCAGACGAGGTGGTAAGGCTCAAGGATAGCACCCCGGCCAAGGTCGGGCGGAAGGTGGTCGTCGTCATACGTGAGGGTCAGGAAGCAAGCTTCGTTGTGGCGGCGTGATTCGATTACACAGCGGGCGGCCCATTCATTGGTCCGCGCTTCACGGCAACAAACACAACGCCCGCACGGCAAGGAGACCGGACGGGCGTTTTTGGTTTCATATTTAGTTGGGCGGCCCCCGCCCGGTGACAGCCATGCTGAAACCGGACGGGTGCAGGCCATGTTAGAACCGGAGACCGCCGCGCATGACGAACTGCGCGGAGTTGAGCGGGTGATGCGCCGAGGTTCCCGAGTACAGACGACGGGAACCGGAGGCGGAGAGCTGTTGCCGACGCCGGGACATAGGACCCTCAGAGGGGGGGAGAGGATGACACTAAGGTGTCATCTGGCACTAAGATAACAAGGAGGGCGCGTGCCAGTCAAGGACTTGACCTAGATACGTTTCGCTCTGTGGAACGGTTCCTGCCGGGAGGCAGACGTGTAGCAGAGCGGAGAGAACGGGGGCTATGCCCCCGGACCCCCATTGCGCCGAGGGCGCGGGCCGCAAGCGGCCCGCGCCCTCGTGCGCGTTTTTTTTGCCTCAGAAGCCCGCCTAGGCAGGTTTTTGAGGGGTTGGTGTTTGGGTTGAAGGTTGAGGAAGTGAGGAAGGTGAGGGAGCAGGAGCAGGAGCGGGAGCAGGAGCGGGAGCAGGTGCAGGAGCAGGGGCGGGCTTGAGGACGCCGAGAGTTTCGGCGAGAGAGCGACCTTGGGGGGTCGCGAGGAAGTCAGGGAGCTTTGACATGTCATTTTTGACCGCCGCACGGAGTGCGTCGGGGAGAGATTCGAAGGCGAGATGAGCGCGGCGGATGAACGCGAGCGCGTCAGTGCCGCGGGGAACGTGGTCGATTGACCCGTACTGGGGAGGCGTGGCCGGCTGAGGCAGTTGGCCAGTGGTTTGGAAGCGTTTGGCGATAAGATTGATGTCGGCCTCTTTCATGAGGTCCATTTTTGCGCGGGTCTTGCCGGAGGTCTTGAGCATGAACCCGTCGACGAGGTGAGGATTGGGGAGCATGGACATAGTTTAGCCGTGAGGGGGGCCCGAGGCTTCGGGCGCGTGAGAGGGAGGTTCGTCGGCGTTGAGCATCTCCATAAAATTTTGGAGAGCCCCAGCGCCGCGAGCAGGGACAGAGAGTTTGTCCGCCGCTTCTAAGCGGCGGTAGTCCTTGATGTTTTTTTCCGCGTTGTAGCGGTCGCGGTCGCGATTGGTGCGGACATTGATTTCGCGCGAGGAAGCGCGAGACGCCTCAGCGGCCGCACGGGATGCGGCCTCAGCGGCGACAGTGGCAGCGTTTTGCGCGGGCTTGTTTTTGGTCTCGGCCAGTTTGAGAGCGGCATCGGCCAGCGAGGCCGCTTCTTGTCCTTTGAGTGCATTGACTGAGGCCTCGACCTGGCGGGATTGTTGGTGAGCTTGCCGGGCTTGTGTGGCGTTGGAAACTGCTTTAGATGCGACGTCGCCGAAGTCAGGGACGGCGGCGGCGGAGGCCATGGGGGCGGGTGCGCCCCCCTGGGAGTAAGCGAGCATTGGATTAAGGCCCGCCGCCTTGAGGTCGGCGACGGCGCGTTGATAAGAGGTGTTGGCCATGCGTTCTGAGAAGTCGCGAGCGGTGGCGGCTTCGGCGCTGGCCCGGTCGGCAGTGTATTTAGTACCGACCAGGCCCAGGACGCCAGAAGCGACACCCTCGACGGCACCGTCGAGGATTGACATGGTTACATCCGAGTGAGGCCAGGGACGCTATAGAGCGGCATTACGCGCACGTGGCGGGTTTTGAAGTGGGCGTCGAGAACGAAGTGCGGTTCCGACGGGGTGGCGACGACGCGGTCGATCGGAGCATTTTCGACGATGAAGACGTCGTCGAGGTCGGGCAGAGCGGAGAAGCGTTGGGCGACCGTCCAGATGTCGCCCAGGTTGGCGGTGCCTGAGGCAGACGGGCGCATATTGCCCGTGAGTTCGCTGGGCATGTAGCGCATTTCGGCCCAGCGTTCCTGCCAGGCCCAGCCTTCATCATCGACGGCACCGCCTTGAGCAAAGATTTCTTGCTTACGGACGATTTGTTCGCCGAGGTTTGCGAAGACGGGGCGGTAGTAGTCGTCGGCAGTGAGGTAGCGGTCTTCACGCCGGATGCCTTGGCTATACGTGTAGTCAACACGCGTGGAGATGATACCAAGGACGATGCAGTGCTCAGTGAAAGACTGGGTGAAGCCGAGGCCGCGACCATCGTGCGACATGTAGCCGTAGGCGGCGAGATTGCCGACGCCGGAGCCGGAGACGGGGGCGGTTTGTTCGACCTGGCGAACGTTGAGAGGGACAGACCCACCGCCCAGGAATTCAGGGCGTTGGAGGCGAGCGTCGGGAGAGATGACGCCGAAGTTGGCGCGAATCATCTCAGGGAACCGAGTGCCGCCACGGGCAGAGATTTCACGCGATTGCTGAAGCGCGAAAGCGAAGCGCAGGTCGTTAACGGAGATTGCAGAGGACCCGGACAGGTCCGCGTACATGGTGCCGGGCTGGACAAGGCCAGCACCCGCACCAGCCGCAGGCCAACCGGGATACTGCACGACGATGTCCCACGGACCAGCAGAACCGGGGGCAGGATTCACGGTGACGTTGGCGCCCGTGTTGGTGCCCTGAAGCACACCGCCGTAAGGAGTGGGCTCGTTTACACGGACAGTGTCGAAAGTACCACCCGCGATATCGAGATCACCGAGCCCCATAATGGGAGCAGAAAGCCCAATAGGAATAGTGACCGCGTTGCCTTTCTGAGGGAAGGGGAGCGACGACGTGAAGTAGTCGTGACGACGACCACGGCGGAGCAGTGTGAATTCCGTGGGGTCGTGAGGACCGTCACCGTCGTCGAAGTAGACCGAGTCTTGCAGGTTTTGGTCGCGGTACCACGTGTTCCAGGTGAGGTTGTAAGCCAAGGCAGACCAGGCGGCGACCGTGACATTTTGGACGCCGATGGGGAAGCCCAGGTAGTCGTAGAGAGAGCCCGCAGTAACCGGGCTCGTGGTGGTCCACTCGATTTGCGGAGTCGTGTAGGCGATTGAGTCGCCCGGATTTTCTTGCTCGCCCATCATCTTCACGAAATTTTTCTGAAGGAGACGGAGCGGGATGGCCCAGAAGTGCAGGTCCAGGAACATGCGGTCCATGATGGGCCGCAGTAGGGTCGTGATGCGAGCGAGGACAGCGGGGTTTACGGCGAGAGTGTCGCCGGGGAAGGCCAGGGTGCGCCACACTGGGACGAGGTAGCCTTCGTCGAAGGTGGTGCCGACCCGGTTGGAGCGGTCGAACGCCGACCGCTGGACTAACGGGTCCGGCAGAGTGGCGAAGTTGTGACCCGATTGCAGAGTTGCGACGGGTTGCGGCATTTACATGCTCATGAGTGAGAGTGTTTGGAAGATTTCATAGCGCAGAGCGCGTCGAGCTTCCTCAAGGCTCGCAAGTGGCAGTGAAGGGTTGAGGCGGCGTAATTCGGACAAAGAGCTTTCAATGTTGTCCGAAACGAGCAGTAGCCGCGCGGCGAGGAGACCCGCGCCATTGGCGTCGAGAGAGCGGCCAGGGCAGACGGACAGGTGCCGCAGTAGCAGGTCTGCATTTTGGATGGAGTCGTCGGCGCGGCTCATGAAGGCGTTTTGACGTCGAGGCCGCCGACCAGGCGTTTGGGTCCGCCCTGAAGGAGCTGAAGTTCGCCGTTGTCGTCGAGCCAGGTGCCGACTTCAAAGAGAGAGAAGTCAGCCGGATGGGCGGACATCTGTTTATCGCCGCCGTTGATGGCGTCGGAGAACGAGCGGATGGCGGCGTTGTTGGCAGGCAAGCAGATGAGTGGGGTGTAGCGTTCGGCTTGGTTGTCGTACACGCTGTAAATTTTCACATGACACTCCGCGAGTTACGTTTGAGGCGCGACGCGGCAACCGCGTCACGTTGTTGCAGGGTAGGACCAGGCTTTAGAGAGCGGGCCAAGGCGGAGGCCGCGCGAGTGGCCTTGATGTCGCTATACCG